CTATTAACCCTGATAAAGGGTTAATTGCAGAGAATGAGGTACATTTCCTGCAGAATGTCTACCGACGTAGCTACCGAGATAAAGGTTTATGTCTCGGTGTTCGTCCCATTATGCGAGTTTTAAATGGGATGATGTCTTATGAACGATTCCATTCCGGTTGGAATGGATATTTAGATACCGCACGGTGGGTGATGCAAATGAGTAATGCATCTGAGCACCCCAGTTTCTACGCATTAGTTGAGTGGTTACTGGATCAGGACGATTACCTCCAAGGGAGTCCGCAAAGTATTGTGGATAAAGCTGGAGGTCCGGACGTGGTTAGACGATTCCTCGGTAAGAAGTATGAGGGTAGTTCACTTGATTTTAATACCCTGTTCTGCCGGGGAATGGCTGCAGTTACAGTTGTTAGGGCTGGTCAAGCCTTGGAGGCTTCCCCGTCGGTGCAATAGCATCGAATGCCCTTAGTTAGTCTCCTTTAACCGTATATTAATATGGTTATTAACTATTCGAGTGATTAATGACTAAGTCAAAGAATGCGCAACGTGCTATTCAGCATGCAAAAATGAATGCGATGATGTCTGGCTATAACCTCTCTGGTAGGGGTGCTAATCGTGTGCGGGATTGGATTGTTGGGGGCTCCGCTATTAATAGTAGCGGTGGTGTTATAGCTTCTCCCCCGACTACCTGGACCAATGGTTCTGGTGCAGCGTTTAATTTGATTAACGGCGGCGCTTTTTCGTATCAAGCCGTAGTTATACAACCCGCGCCTGCTTCTGGTACGCCTGGTATCGGAAGGTTGATGATTGATCAGATTAAGGGTAGACTGATGTTTGCGAAAGCAAACGGTGCGTCAGTCTTTACAGCTGGTGGTGCTATGATTGCCGTCGGGATTTATGTCTCGGAGGTTAATCAGACAACCACTAACTGGCATGTTCGCAATCCTCTTGTTCCGGCAGACGTCTGTCGGGACGACTATCTGTTCCTAGAAGCCCATTTTATGGATATACCACCTCTTGGGAACAATCTGGGATCAGTTACAGGCTTTCTACCGGAGATCAATTTGAGTATTGACCGTCCGGTAGTAATTGGTGGAGGTCAAGCCTTACATGTCACCGTTTCATGCTCTTCTTCGGATTCTGATACGTATCTACTTGTCATGTCGGCCTTCCGTTCTAAAGTCGGTCCGGTCGCTTGAATTAGTTTTACTTGCACCAATCACCAAGCGTCGAATCTGTTTATTTATACTCACCCATGTTACTGATGGTTTCAGGATCTTCATTTATTTGGAGGTCTTCTACTATTGGTTATTGTGGAGATTTGGCGGTGGATAATGGTTGGGTCTCGTCTTATCAATTATGAGGACCTTCGTTTACCCCTCGATGATGGGTTTCGTTGGCTATATGGTGATACTATATATGCTAATGGTGTCGTTAGCACTGGTAATTCTTTCTGGGGTGAGGTTTATACTTTACCCCTGCCAGCAACACTGTTTTCTCACATTTTAGTGTCATCACCTTTAATGCCTGGTAGTCTTATTCCTGGGGATCTCCTTATTCAGGAGATTGAGTGCACGGTTTTAGACGCCACAGTTTATTCGACCTCTGGATCTGGTATTCCTTTTAACGGTGAGCTTACGTTAACTAATGGTGCTTTGGGTAATGTTGCGATAACTTCGCCTGCACCCACCCAGAATATTAACTTGTCAGCTGCCGCTAATGTACCTGCCTATACTACAGTAGGCACTAATGTTGGACCAGTTTTGACAACTGATGTTCCAAATGTTGTAGTCTCACCGATTACAACTTCTGGTACTATTTCCAGTCCAGCCTTTTTGATGTCAAATCCGGTTACTCCTAATTTCTTTACTATTACCGCTAATGCTAATTTAGCATTCCCTGGTAATAATCGGATAGCTTTAGGTCTTTATGTGGCACCGTATGACTCAAATAATTCTAAGTTTGTCGAGAAGGATCCAATGGTTCCAAATTCGGCCAACTTTCTTGATCTGAGGGTGGATTTGTATACTTATCCTATCCCCCAGATTATTTCTTCAGCATTCTCCAGGAGATTTGTCTTAACTT